ACTGGAGCTATTTCAGAATCTACATCTGATACAACTATTAAAGGTGCATTGAGTGGGGTTTCAAGAAATCAGGTAAATGATCTGATTGAGTCACAGGATAAGTTGCTTACAATATCTGCTGGGGATCTTACATTTGTTCCTACAACAAAAGATAGAGTTGTTATAAGCAGTGTTGAATTTAAAATTATTCAAGTAATAACGAATGAGCAAAATAATACACCTGTAAGTTTTGATCTTATCTTGAGGTAAAGATGGCAAGACGTATAAAACTTACAGAAGTAAAAGACTTTTACAAAGAACTGATAGTTGATGCTGTTGCTGGGACTACTCTTGAGTGGACAAGAAGAGTAAAAAAAGAAACACCTGTTGATACAGGTAGATTAAGAGCAGCATGGCAGACTGATATAAAACCACTTGAAGGCACAGTTTCAAATAATGTTGTTTATGCAGAGCCAGTATGTTTTGGAACTAATTTGCCACCATCATGGGGAGGTAAATATAGAACAAAACAAAAAACTGTTGCAGGTTTTCCAGCATTAATAGGTAAAGAACTTGAAATTTATATAAATAGACAGTTTGGGAGGTTCTAAATGGCTGCAACTGATCTAAACACAGTCCGATCCACAATAGAGGCTAGGTTAGCTACAGAGCTTGCTTCAAGCCCAGCAATCCCTGTTGTTTTTAACAACATGACCTTTGACTCTACTGCTGAAGATACTTTTGTTCAGTGCATCACAAGTTTTGGTGCTGGTGAATATTTAACAATGGGAGGAACAACTGATTCAGATAATAATGTTGTAGGTTTAGTTTTATTAAATGTATTTACTGAGGAAGGATTAGGGGCAGGGTCTAACTTCACAATTTGCAAAAGGCTTAGAGACTTATACAATAGAGTGACTGTATCTAATGTAATTTTTGATTCACCTGTAGGGCCTGAGATACTTGCATCAAGTCCAGAAGGTAAGTTTCAGACACAAATTAGAATAACTTTCAACATTTACGAGGATCTTTAATTATGCCAAAACTTATTATTACTGAAGAAATGCTTGACGCTATCGAAGCTGTCAAAGGTGTAAGAGATCCTAATTATTGGGATCCAAATTGTAAAAGATATATGGAGAATCAACAAAATCCTAAAAAAGATGTAAAAAAGTCTGAAAAGAGTTAATATATTTATAAATATTTCTTTTTTTTGTTATGGCTGCTGTAAAAGGTGATGTCGGTAAAATAATGTTCCATAACGCTGCTGGAACAGAAGCTGATATATCAGGTGTCAGAAACTGGTCTTTGTCTATTACCAAAGACACTCAAGAAACCACAGTAATGGGCAACACAGCAAAAACTTTTGTTGGTGGCCTAATTGCTGGTGAAGGTTCAGCAGAATTAATTTATGACAACGCTGGTAACTCAGATTACCTTGCGTTTGTTGAAGATATACTTACAACAGGTGATGCTGGTGACGCATTGTTTGAATTGTTCCCCGATAGTTCAGCAAGTGCCAAAAAATTTGGTTTTTCTGGAATAATTACTAATGCTGAATATGGAGCAACTCTTGGTGAGATACAGGTTATCAACATTACATTCCAGACAACAGGTGCAATAACTTCAGATATATAGTAAATTAAAAATACTTCGCACTTAATTTATGCCAAACAAAAGAACTGTTGATTTGATTGCAGAGTCATTTAAAGATGAAATGACTTCAAGACGCAAATTCGATATTAAAGATTCAAAGGGAAATGTAACTGTAAGTTTGTATTTTAAACCTATCACTAGGTTTGATCGAGTGAAAGCACAACAGCTTGCAGGGTCTGAAGAAGCACTTACTGTTTCAACACAATTACTTTGTCAAATGGCAGAGTTAGAAGATGGTACAAAAGCTTTCAGTATGGCTGATGCACCCAATTTACAAAGAGAACTACCAGAAAAAATATTAAATGAAATTGAATTATTTTTGCATGATATAACTCTTGATATAGATACAGCAAAAAAAGAATAAAAGGGGATAACTGGCTCAGATTTGAGTTATTCCTAGCAACAGAACTTGGAAAGACTTTAGAAGAACTCAGAAAATCAATGACTGAGGTAGAGCTTATATATTGGGCTGGTTATTATGAAATTAAGCATGAAGAAGAAAAAAGAGAGATACAACGACAAAAACACAATTCAAGGTAATATATAATAAAGGCTTTTTTTATCTGTGGCAGAGGCAGTTGTTAGACTTAAAGTTGATGCGACCAGTGCTAATAGAGCATTAACTGGAGTTCAAGCAAAAACACAAAAACTACAGTCTGCATTTGGTGGTCTTAGAACAGCCATAGCTGGTATTGGTATTGGATTATTAGCAAAACAAGCAGTTAGTACCTCTGCAAACTTTGAAAAGCTCAATGTAAGGCTTGGTTTACTTACAAAAGCATCTGGAACTTTTGCAAAATCACAACAGATTGCCGCAGATGCACAGAAAGCTTTTGGACTTAGTGCAACTGAAGCACTTGAAGGAATTACAGATATTACAGCAAGATTAGCTCCTTTGGGTGTTGGTGTAGAAGATATAAAAAGTACATTCTTTGGATTTAATACGGCTGCTAAGTTGGCTGGTGCATCAACCATAGAGGCATCAAACGCATTTAGACAGTTAGCACAGGCTCTTGGATCAGGAAGGCTTGCTGGTGATGAATTTAGGAGTATATCTGAGCAAATACCCACACTATTGCAGCCAATAGCAGATGAACTCAATGTTCCTATTGGAAAACTTAAAGAATTAGCTGCTGAAGGTAAATTAACAAGTGAAGTTGTTTTAAGAGCATTAAGAACGATTGAAACAGAAGGGGCAGCTTCTTTAGAAGCTTTAGTTAAAGCAGACCCTACTCAAGTATTTAAAGATTTATCAAACGAGGCTGAAAACTTGTCAAGAGCAGTTGGTGATTTACTGAAACCAGCAGTGATTGAAGGCACAAAGGTTTTGACAAAACTTTTAGTTGTATTAACAGAATTTGTAAATAGTGATGCTGGGCAAGCAACTCTTTTACTTGTTGGTATAGCAGCCGCAGCAAAAGCTATTGCAGTCGCAGTTCCTTTAGCAGGCGCAGCTATAGCAGCTATAACAATAAAAATAGGTGCATTAAAAATTGCAGTTCTTGGATTATCTGGTGCGATTGCAGCAACTGGTATTGGTGCATTGGCTGTTGGTCTTGGACTTTTAACCACACAAATTATTAAAACTAAAAAAGCACAAAATGAATTAAATGATGCTATTGCAAAAGGTTCTGAAGAGGAAGTTACAAAACAATTAGAAAAACAAAAAGGTTTGAGAGAAAAAATTAATGAAAGATTAGAAACAGCAAAAGGTCGATCAAAAAAAGCTCTTGAAACAAAATTAAAAGAGATTGATGCTGATATTCGTATGTTAGAGGGTAGAAATAAAACACTTGAATCCGATAAACTTATAAATGAAAAATTAAAAGAAAGAATTGATATTCAAAAAGAAAGCACTGAAGAAATAAAAAAACAACAAACAGAAACAGATAAACTTAAAGATAAAATGACGGCAGTGGGTGAAGAAATTGAAGGGAGTATAAAAAGAAATTTAAGAGATGCGATTACTGGCGCACAATCTTTTGGACAAGCGATGACTAACGTATTGAATAGAATTAGAGATAAGATTATTGACGCACAAATAGATAAGCTTTTGGGTGGCTTTGGTGAAAACTTTGGCAAATCTGCCTCTGGTGGTAAGGGAAAGGGTATTGGTGGATTTTTAGGTGGCATTTTAGGTGGTTTGTTTGCCAATGGTGGTAGGCCCCCAGTAGGAAAAGCTTCAGTAGTTGGTGAAAGAGGGCCAGAATTATTTGTTCCAAGAGTTGCTGGTACAATTATCCCAAATGATAAAATTGCTGGCGGCAGTACTACAAATTTAGTTACTGTAAATGTAGATGCCTCTGGCTCATCTGTTTCTGGTAATAACGCTGATGCAAGTCAGTTAGGTCAAGTTATTGGTCAAGCTGTACAGGCTCAATTAATTAAAGAAAAACGTGCTGGAGGTTTATTAACTAGATAAATGGCAACTTTTCCAAGTATCTCTCCGACTTACGGAATGAGAAAAACAAGCGCACCAAGAATAAGGACAACTTCTTTCGGTGATGGTTATGAGTTTAGAGCTTTGTTTGGTTTACCTTTGACTCAAGATCCTAAAGTATATGATCTTACTTTTAATGTCTCAGAAACGGAAGCTGATGTAATAGAAGGATTTTTAAGAAGTAGAGTAAACGATCAGGCAAGCTTTACATTTACCCCACCAGCAGAAGGAAGCACACAGACAGGGACTTATTCACAGTCAAGCAGTGCAACAGTGACCATAACTATTGCAAATCATGGCCTTGCTATCGGTGATGTTGTAACTATTGACTATACATCTGGATCAGCTACTGATGGAGATTTTGTTATTGTTACAACTCCCACAGTAAACACTTTTACTGTCACAGCAGCGTCATCTGGTACAAATAGCGGTAATGTTTCTGTAACTTTATCTGGTGCTGGCCAATATGTTTGTCAATCTTGGACTAAATCAATTCCATACAACAATAGAGCAACTTTAAACTGTACCTTTAGAGAAGTATTTGAACCCTAATGGCAATTCCTACAGCAGAACTGCAATCACTTTCAAATAAATCAATTATTGAGCTTTATTCAATTACCTTAGTTTCTGCACTTCATGGATCAACTGATGTTACTAGGTTTCATTCTGGTGTAGGCATGAACAGTAATGCAAATATTATTTGGCAAGGAAATACATACACTAAATTTCCTGTAATAGCAGAGGGTTTTGAATATGTAGGTAGGGGAACACTGCCAAGACCAACCCTGACAGCTTCAAATGTTTTGGGAACTATCACAGCATTAATGACAACTGTAAATGCAACAACTCCTTTTAATGATTTACAAGGTGCAAAATTAATTCGTCATAGGACAATGGCACAGTTTTTAGATGCTGCAAACTTTCCATCAAATCAAAATCCTTTTGGCACACCATCAAGCACTACAGAATTACCACAAGAGATTTATTTTATTGATAAAAAAGTTGTTGAAAATAGAGAAGTTGTACAGTTTGAATGTGTTTCTGCACTTGATTTAGAAAATATTCGTGCGCCAAAACGACAAGTTACAAGAAAAGATTTCCCTTCTGTTGGTACTTTTACATGAGTTGGAAAGATAAAGCTGCTGAATATGCTGTTGAGTGCCTTCCAAAAGAGGCTTGCGGCTTGTTAGCGATCATTAAGGGTAAAGAAACTTTCTGGCCTTGTGAGAACTTATCAGATGCACCTGATGAATATTTTGTAATGTGTCCTGACTCATGGGCAGATTGTGAAGATCAAGGAGAGCTTATTGGTATTATTCATTCACACCCTTATGGTTCTGCACTGCCATCTGATACTGATAAAGCATCATGTGAGCATTTGGGCTTGCCTTTTTATATTTACAGTGTTGAACATAAGGATTGGTATAGTTTTAGTCCTAGTGGATATAAGTCTGGACTTTTTGGTAGGACATGGATCTGGGGAAAACATGATTGTTGGACTTTAATAACTGATTGGTTTAAAGAATATAAAAACATATCTATTCCTTACACAAAAAGACCTAAAACAATAAAAGAATTTAGAGAAAAACCTTTATTTGAAAAAACTTTACCAAAATTAGGCTTTAAAGAAGTAAAAAATCAAGATGACATACAGACAGGTGATGTTTTATTGATGGAAGATGAAAATCAAAAACTTTCACACGCTGCTTTGTATATAGGAAATCAAACAATTTTCCATCACATGATAAAACAGTTGAGTTGTAGAGAGATATATGATTTAAGATATATACAAGCCACAAAAAAAGTTTTTAGATATGCAGCTTAGAAAACTTACAGTTTATGGAAGGCTAAGACAATTTTTAGGTCAATCACACTTTGAAGTAGAAGTAAATAATCCTAGACAGGCTTTTGCCTTTTTAATCGCAAACTTTCCAGAAGTAGAAAATCATATGACAAATCAGCTTTATAAAATAAAAATGGGCGATCTTGAAATTACAGAGGAATTGCTAGAAGTACAAGGTGAAGGAGATATAAAAATAATTCCTGTTGCAGTTGGTAGCGTAACCATTGCACTTGGAGCTTTAGGTGTTTTTGGTGGCTCTGCTGCTGCTGCTGCCACAAGTGGATTTTTTGCGACAGCTATTGGTGGTGTTGTTGCAAGTGGACTAACTGCTGTAGGTACTTCAATGCTTGTTGATGGAGTTACAAGCATCATTGCACCAACTCCACAAGTGCCAAACTTTGCCGCTGCTGATTCATTATCTGATAATGATCCAAATGTACAAGTGAATTTTGGTTTTAACTCAATTACTAATACTTCAAGGGCTGGTGTACCCGTCCCGATAATATATGGAGAGGTTTTCACTGGATCTATTGTTATCAGTTCTGGAATTGATACAGTTCAAGTTGTGGGTACAGCATAATGGGTCTTGGTAATTTTGCTGAATTTCATAAAAGGCAGCTTGCAGAAAAAGGAATTCTTGATGGTACTTTATCAAATGATGTACTTGCATCAAAGCAATTTCAAACGCTGATTGATCTCATTTCAGAAGGAGTCATATCAGGATTCCCCTCTGCTACTGGATCTCAAGGTTCTACAGAATACAATACCTCTGCTCTCAAAGACGTATTTCTTAATGGAACTCAAGTGCTGCAACAATCGGCTGGTACAAGTCCAAGTGATACTGATTTTAATTTTCAAAATATAACTTTTGAACCTAGATTTGGTACATCAAATCAAACAGCAATACAAGGCATTACAGAAAGTGAATCAGAAACAGCAGTTGGTGTAACAGTATTAAAAGATACTCCCGTATCAAGAACTATTACTAATACAAATATTGATGCTGTAAGGGTTACTGTTGCTTTTCCACAATTACAGAAATTTCAAGATGATGGTGATATTGATGGAGCAACAGTAGCATTATCAATTCAAACAATAGAAAATGATGGTACTACACAAACAGTTATAAATGACGTTGTTACAGGAAGAGCAGCAAGCACTTACTTTAGGGATTACAAAATAAATTTGCCATCTGGTACAAGCTTTCCTGTAACCATAAGGGTAAATAGAATAACTGATGACAGCACTGATTCATTTTTAAATAACAGTTTTCAATGGTCATCTTTTACAGAAATTATAAATGAATCAAGACCTTATGCTAACTCTGCTCATGTAGCAATACGTTTTGATGCTGAAACCTTTCCCTCTGTTCCTACTCGAATGTATAGAGTTAGAGGAACTCTAATAAAAATTCCTCATAATGGCACTGTCAGGGCTGATGGATCTATTAGCTATAGCGGTACATTCAATGGAACTTTTAAATCCGATAAAGAATATTCAAATGACCCAGCATGGTGTTTGTATGATCTGTTAACTACTTCTAAAGGCTTTGGAGATCATATTGATACAACTCAATTAGATGTTTTTAGTTTTTATTCAGCCTCTGTGTATTGTTCAGAACAAGTGGACGATATGACAGGAACTGGAAATACTGAGGCAAGGTTTTCTACAAATGTTGTTTTAAATACTCAACGTGACGCATACTCGCTTATCAATGATCTTTCATCTGTTATGAGAGTAATGCCATTTTATAGTGCGGGAGTCATAAATATATCTCAAGATCGACCCACAGATCCAAGCTATATCTACAATCTCAGCAATGTGACAGCAGAGGGATTTTCATATTCAAACGCCAGCAAATCAACAAAAGCAACTGTTGTGAATGTCGGCTACTTTGATAATGAAACTCAATCTATAGATTATGAAACTGTTGAAGATACAGCATTACAAGCTAAATATGGCGTTGTTGTTCGTAACTTAAAAGGATTTGCTACAACTTCCAGAGGACAAGCTGCTAGACTCGGTAAGTGGTTCTTGTACACACAATCAAATGAGGCTGAGATCTGCTCATTTAAAACATCTATAGAATCAGGGACGATAGTAAGAGTTGGAACAATTATATCTGTTCAAGACCCTATGAGGGCTGGTGTTAGAAGAGGTGGAAGAATAAAAACAGGCGTATCAACAACACAGATAGTAGTAGATGATTCTAATAATACTGATTTAGTTAGTTCTGGTTCAGCAACATTATCTGTCATATTGTCAGATGGCACTCTTGAAACAAAATCAATTTCTTTAATTTCTGGAAAAACGATTACAGTTTCTTCAGCTTTTTCCTCTGTCCCCAAAGCAAATTCTGTCTGGGTGATAGAAAACACATCTTTATCACTACAAACCTTTAGAGTCTTTTCAGTAAAAGAAGTCAACAAACTTGAATATGAAATTCAAGCTGTTGCTCATAATCCATCAAAATATGCAAGCGTAGAAGATGGATCTTCTTTGCAAACAAAAACTATAACCAACTTAACAGCCTTAAAACCTTCACCAAGTAATTTAGAAGGGTCTGAACAAATAGTTGTTTTAAATAATCGTGCTGTATCAAAATTATTTATTTCATGGCAGCCTGTTTCTGGTGTTACAGAATACATGGTTCAATATAGATTTAAAAATGAAAACTTTATAACTGAAAAAGTAAAAAGACCTGATTTTACAATTTTTGAAACTCAATTAGGTACTTATCAAGTAAGAGTCTTTAGTTTTAATTCTTTAGGAAAACCAAGTAGTACGCCATCTACAACGACTTTTACAACTGTAGGAAAAACAGCTTTACCAGCAGATCCAAGTGGTCTGACTTTAGAACCTGTTTCAGATCAGTTTGTACGACTTAGATTCAATCCAGCAACAGATGTTGACGTTTTGCATGGTGGAACTGTATCCGTCAGGCATACTCCAAGCGTTGATCCAGCAGTTGCAACTTTTCAAAACTCTACAGAAATAATCCCAAAACTTGCTGGAAATATCACAGAAACACTTGTCCCAGCACTTACTGGTACTTACAGTATTAAACTTATTGATGATACAGGAAACAGGTCAGCCAACGCAGCAAGAATAATAGTTACAGCACCAGACCCACAGCCTAATCAAATAATACTTACAGAAAGAGAAGATACTGACGTACCACCATTTCAAGGTGACAAAGTAAATACTTTTTATGATGCAACTTTTGATGGTTTGCTTTTAGATGGCACTTTATTATGGGATTCAATCACTCAAAATATTGATGACTTGTCCAATATTGACTTTGCTGGGCCAATAAATTCAAGCGGTTCTTATGAGTTCCAAAACAAAGTTGATATGGGAGCAATATTTAATTTGATGTTAAAAAGAAGGTTTGTTACCTCTGGTCTTTTTGTTAATGATTTAATTGATTCAAGAACTGCACTTATAGACACATGGACTGAATTTGACGGTACTCAAGCTGATGATGTGAATGCAAAACTTTTAGTAGCAACAACTGATATAGACCCAGCAACTTCAGTTTCAGCTACTTACGAGCAAAGCGGTGTAACCATAATTATTACAAAAACAGATCATGGTTATTCTGTAGGAGATTTTGTGGTAATAGATTTTACTGCTGGATCTGCGACAGATGGAAACTATGAAATTCAAACAGTGCCAAATGCAAACTCTTTTACAGTGACAGCTAGTGTTAGTGCAACAATATCAAGCGGGACTTCATGCACCTATGGAGCAAACTTTACTCAATTTAATACTTTTGCAAATGGTGAATATACAGCAAGAGGATTTAAATTTAAGTGTGAATTATCATCAGATGACCCAGCACAAAATATTAATATTTCTGAGCTTGGTTTTGAAGCAAGCGTAAAACGTAGAACAGAAACCGTTAATACAGCGATTGCTAGTGCTTGTGCTACAAATAGTGCAGCCAAGACAGTGACTTTTGGTAGCCCATTTTTTGCAGGCACTGGTTCTCTTGGTGGGTCATCAACAGCATTTTTGCCAACAGTAGGAATAACTCTTGAAGGTGCTGTCTCAGGTGATTATTTTAAAATTACTTCAGTTACAGGATCACAATTTGTAATTGAGACAAGAGATACAAATGATAATTTTAAAGATTTAAGTTTTAAATATACAGCAATCGGGTTTGGTAAAGGTGGTTAAGAAATGCTTGTTGATTTGGTAAATATCAAAAAAATGGGTAGAATAAATTTAAATATTAGTTTATTTTTTATTGTAATTACTTTTTACTTGTAATTTACTTTAAAAAATATAATTAAATTACCTTTAAATCTACTGGTATAACTAGCAAATGGCCACACATGATTACTCCCTCGCCAACCAATCTGGTGCGGCATTTAGAACAGATTTAAATAATGCCCTTGCTGCTATACAATCTAATAACTCAAACTCCTCTAGTCCAGCCACAACAGTAGCTTATCAGTGGTGGGCAGATACAAATACATCAATATTTAAGATTAGAAACTCAGCTAATAACGCATGGATTAACTTGTTTACTTTAGCTGGTGGTATTGATGTAGATGCTGCTA